TCAGATACATTACTACGATCTAACTTGGCATACAATCCAGTATTTTCTTTATCTACAACAACTGGAGATGCTAAAGATATTGAAATTGATGTAGAGATACCAGTTCCCCCAGTTCCAAGTTCACCTTCATTTACACCAGAAACAGTCGTAACACCAACAACATTTAAAGTCTTTAAATCTGAACTAATATCAGAGACTCTAGTAAATGTTGTATCATTTCTACCTGCAACCTGATACTGAACAATTGAATCTGTTTTTATACCAGTAAATGCATTTCCTGGTGATACTATTGTTCCAGTTGATAAACCAGCAGTAACTCCCGAAGTTGTAATAATTGTATTATTATTAGATGCTAATGATGATATTCTAGTAGTTTCAAGTACAGTATCAGCACTAAAATCAATAAAACCACTTATTCCATTAAGCATTCCATTTGTATTTTGATATACAGATTTTACATCTTCAAAAGTATACTGTCTTACTGATGATATAGTTCTGGTCGATTCTTCCAATTCATTAATAATTATTTTTTCACCAGGAATAAATGATCCAGAAGTTTGTGATAGAATTATTTGAGTTGTTGCAGAAACTGGATTATTAATAAATCCTGTTGCACCACTACTAGCACCCCTAACAAAAGAAGTAATGTCTGCAGTTAATGCAGTATTTAATGTTAGATATGTATATGTCTGAACATCAAATAAATGCAAGTTCCATTGACTAGCATTATCAACATATGGTGTATTTCTTAATCCAAATGAATATACTCTTGCCTTTCCTATCTCATATCCACCTGTAGGTGGTGCATCTGCTGCAGATGCAGTTTTTCTTCTACTATAAAGAGAAACTGTATTTGTTTCAATATTCGTACTTATAACAGGTGTTCCTGATACATTATTAACACGAATTAAAGTTCCCATATCAAAAGGAACCAAAGCAGTATTTACACCGTCAGTATCTCTTGGTTTATCAAAATCTATGATTGAAGTTCCAGGTTCATTAATACGGAAACCTTTTACATATGCTTTACCTGCACTTATTTCAACGCAAGCTAAATCATCTGATGGAGTATTACCATCTTCAGTAACTTGATTAGATTTAAAGATTCCACCATTTGAAAGACCATTATCTAACGATTCTGATAGATTAATTTTAAAATTGTCTAAAGAATAGTTTCCAGATTCTTCAAATGTTCTGGCAGCCAAATATTTTTCTAATTCATTATATACAGAAAAATCTTGTAACTTTTTAAGTTCTCCTTCTCTTAATTTAATTAATTCAACAAAATTAACATCACTTGTATCAGTTAAACCTTTCTTTGCTAGAGTTGTAGTTATTTTAAATCTATCAGCACCAGGTGCTGCAAAGTTAGAGAATCCCTTTGCATTATCATATAAAGATGAATCATCTTTTGCTGTAATAATGGATTCTAATACATTCAAACCAACTCTATATGATGGTTGATTTGAATATGGATCCAATACTATAGTATCCGCAGAAACGTCTACAAACGTCCCTCTAATAAAATATACACCAGCATCCATTTTTACTGCACTACCCACCGCAGAAGCGTTTGAGGGTATCAATGAAGCAACACTCTCTCCAGTAGATATAGTTGTATTACCATAAGTTATATCTTCTAACGCAATTAGAGGTTCACCATCCTCTAAATTAGATATTTCATTATCGTTATTTCCTGTAAGATATTTTATAAAGAATGTTGGATCTGTATAATCTGTAGAATCTGTTGGGAATTTAACATCATTAACTAGAATTTCTACTCCAGAATTTTGTCCTTTTAATTTTTTACCCTTTAAATTAGTAGTATAAAGAGATATTGGAAGACCAAGATGATCAGATTCTACCTTTACTGAAAAATACGAATCATCAAAGAAAACACCACCAGGAATGACCATAGATCCTTCCTTGAATACATGTGACCCAAAAGACTCTACTTGATTTTGAAGTATTGATTGAAGAGTTGATAATTCTCTAGCTTGAACAGGTCTACCTGGCCTAAACAATACTTTATAAAAATTATTGTCCTTATTGAAATCGTCATAATAAGGACTTATATTTAAATTAGTTTTTTGTGACATGTTTTAGAATTCCAGTATAACTTTGATGTCTTCTTTTTGTCTACTATCTCTAGTAATTAATTGTCTATTATCCAAGTAGATAATATCACCCGACTGATTATTTATCTCAGATTGAGATAACCCATTTTTAAACTCAACACCAAGATCAACAACCTTAGTTCCTGTTGGATTAGTGGTTATACCACTAAAATTGGAATTTATTGTAAAAGTGAGTGCTGATGATCCATCAGTTCCACTAATAGATTGTCCACTTGCAGTAAAATCATAAATTTGACCATTACTACCAGCTGTGCTACTAATACCAGTAGTATCACTTTGATTACCTGTTGCAGTATCAAACAATAACGATCTATCTCTAGAGTACTTTAAAACAGCTATTCTATTATTAGTATCACTTGATATTATATCAAAAGAAACTACATATCCTCTTACTTGACCAATTGTAGTACCACTATCATTTTGTACATTCTGTGTTAATAAATCACCTATTTTAACACCAGTATCAGGAAATACATTTAAATATAGAGAAGAAACAGAAGAATATTGAGTTTGATTGTAAATTTGTGTAGATCCAATTGATGTTGGGTTTTTAACAATTCCTATTTGTGCAAATTTAGTATCGATTGGAAAATCTTTAGTAGAGTCGTCAAATCTTGCATAAACTAAAACTCTATCTGCACCCAATTCTTTGTAAATATCAGATCCATGACCTTTTGATGGTGGGATAATAGGAATCAATTCTGCATTAGGAACAGTTGGTTGAATATCTGTTAAATCAACAAGACCATAGGTGTATCCTTTACCACCAACTGATACTTTAACATCACTAATTTTAGTGTCCGTTCCTACCTCTACAATTGCCTTTCCACCAGAACCATCTCCAACAATATTAAACTCTGCTGCTCCAGCACCAGCATTCTTATAACCAGATCCCTTATTATCTACATAAACAGTTTTAATCTGATTATTATTAACATCTGCATTTCCATTATCCCTTACATTTGCTATATTAGCATTAGTAGTAGATGACCAATCGTTTGGTAATGGTATAAATTCTGTTGCATCAAACTTTATAATATCACTTGGGGCAACTGTAAACAAATACTTCCAAAGATATCCATCATCACTAGAACCAGTTGCTTTGAATGGTTCTAATCCAGTTAAAGTTGGTTCATTTAAAGAACGATTACCTGTTGTATTGATACCAGATGATCCATTATTAATACAAATATAAACATTAAAATCTTTATTAATTACATAAAAATCAGTATCATATAATCTAGCAGTTTTCCCATTAGGTGATAAATTAGATTCACTATAATCATGACGATACATATCGTATCTAGTTTCTTTAGTCCAAGTAACTTTTCTTATAACCCTTCTAACATTATCTGAGGTAATTTTCTTACCAAAAATCATTGTGTCTTTAACATGATTTGAGTAATTAAAATTATCTATTGGTTTTTTTCTAGTAGTATCAGAATTCCATTCAGTATCATTAGCATTTCTACCAAAAGCCACTGATGATCTTACTGCAGCAGAAGGATTTGATAATCCAACAAACACATAATAAGAGTTTTCGGAATTATTTACATCTCCTAAAAAATTACCTGCGTTATTAATTCTAAACTGGTCTGTTACAATTGCCGACATTTTCTATAGACTTTTTTTCTTTATTTATACCATATTAAGTTGAATCTTTTATAGCACCTGTTTCTCTAAGTCCAGCAGCTCTTCTTTGGACTCTAGGGAAGGTACTTAATCCAGAATTAACAGTTTTGCCAGATACTGTAAGTGTAAGTGGATTTGATGATCTTGTACCACCAGTTAACTTACCCCAAGAGAATCTACCACAAATAGTATTCTCTGTAGCAATACCAACAATTGAAGTATCTGTCTTTACTCCTGCAACAAATTCTCCTAGATTACTAGTTGAACTTAAAGAACTAATGATATAGATGTTATCAAAGAATGATGTTCCAACACCTACAGGTGCACCTGATGCTATTATGGTAGAAGTTGCTCCAGAACCAACTGCAGTATCAAAGATATGAATTGGATCACCATTTGCTAATCCAGTAAATGCTCCTGATTCTTTTTGTAAGAAGAATTTAATAGTTGAACTACTAAGAACTGATATTCCTGTTATAATACCTGAGAAACCAGCAGAACCACTGAATCCAATAATGGTCTCAGATGGAGTGACTGGAACTGCTGCTATAACACTAGGAGCAGAAGAACTAGTATATCCAAGACCTGGATTAGTAATAGTAATACTAGTAATAATTCCAGCAGTAATTAATGCGGTTGCTGTTGCAGTTTCTCCTGTTCCAACTGTTCCGTCACCCTTTACGAAAGTGGTAATACCTGTAGTAGGAATACCAACTGAAATAGATGTTGTTGCTCCAACATATCCACTTCCACCATCAGTAACGGTTATTGATTGAATTGTTCCAGCAGCAGAGACGACTGCATTAAGATCTGCAGATTGTCTAGTAATATCATCATCGATCACTAAAGTACTCACTGTTGAAGGACTATCATAAGAGAAGAAATTATTAATACTATCCAAATAGACAGTAGAGTCACCAGATGCTACATCTTTAATGATTCTTGCATCAGGGAATACCAATGGTTCTATTAAAGGTCTAACTTTAGTAATTAATTCTCCATTTACAAACTTATCAGATTTTTGCTTTATCCATCTAACAGGTTTAGGATTATTATCATCAATACCTTGAGCATAATATAATTCAGTTTCAACAGTATCTGCAGTTGTTATTCCAGATATTGTTCTTACATTTTGATCTGTTGATACTCCAGTATTACTTTTTAATATTTGAAGTTCATCACCAGATTTGATAGATTCTTTAACATCGACAAAAGTAACATCAACATTATTTGTTCCCTTATAGAAGAAAATAGCAACATCATCTTCGGTATCAGGTGCTTCAGTAAATTGGAATCTAGTTCCTCCCTCAAAAATGTAGGATTCTCCTGGGTTTTGTAAAACTCCATTTACAAATATCAATAATAAAGACTGCATATCAAGTGATGAACCTGATTTAGATTCAAAAGATACCAACTCATCATTGAAGTTTAATGGGAATACTGTTCGGGTTCCGTCTTGAAGATTTGCAATATCATCAATATAATCAAATTCACCAACATTCCAAGAACAGAAACTATCTGTAAATACTTCATTCACTGTAAATTCAATCTCTGATAATGGTGAGGATAATGACTTATCAGTAACTAATCCTACAGGTTTAAACTTATCACCCTTTCTAAATCCATATCCAGTTCTAGGAACTTTAAATTCCTTTACTTCAAATAAAGTAGATCCAATACCAGTTGTATTGCTACCTCCAACATCAATAGTTAATAATAATCCTGTTCCAGTATCTGTTGTAGCACCAACTCCTAATCTTGAAATTCCAGTTACTGGTAGATTCTCATATGATGGAGATGGAGACATTACAACTGGGTTGATATATCCAGTTCCACCACCAACGACAGAATATATTAATGTTCCTCCAACACCAACAGTTGCAGTTATAGTAGCACCAGCACCAGCTCCACCACCAGTTCCAACTCCAACTGCGAAATAATTATCAGTTGCCTCAAGAATATTTAAATCTGTATTGTAAGCTGGATCTGTTGAACGTGGATATGTATGATCGGTGCTATATGCATCTTTATTGCAAGTATATACTAAAGAATCGTTTGCTATACGAATTTTATTAGCAGATCTTTTAACACCACTAGAAGTAGCACTTACAAATGTATGAACACCTGTATTTGATGATGGAATAGTTTCAAGAACATTAATATCAAATTGATCCCCTCCACTTACATTAGATATTGGTAACCATTTGCCACCAGCAGGATCTGTTGATCTTGGATACTTATGCTCTGTAGCATGTGAATCTTTATCACATGTAAATGTAAGAGAATTAATGTCAAATTTAACTATTTGACCATTTGCTAATGCTGGTGAAGGTGATGCAGTAAGTTTTATAGTCAAAACACCTGTATTTGGATTATATGCGGTTCCTGTAGTTGCTGTATACGAATCTGATGTTATAAGATTGTGATTATTTTTTGTAAGTGTTACAATACCAGTTGATGATGTGTAAGGAGCATCAACAGGTGTAAACGTGGCAGTTACTCCAATTCCACCAGATTTAACAGTAATAGAATTGGTGCTAGAACTTGAGAATCTATGATCATACGCTTCATCTACAACATCAATATGAATAATTCCATTTCCTGTAGTGCTTAAACCAGAGCGATATCCAGAACCATGAAAATCTCTAGTTCCTACGCCAACGGCAGTTATAGTTCCACTAGAATTAGTAACTGCAGTTACTGCAGCACCAGCTAAAGGTGCAAAACCTAATCCACCAGTGTATCCAATAGAAATAATTTGACCAGATCTAGGTAATTGATTTTGATTAATATCAGATTCACTTATTATTTGAGTTCCATCTGCAGAAGAAATTCCAGTAAATACAAAACTTGTTATTCCAGTAGACTCACTAAAATCATAATTGTTTAATGGATTTTTTTCTGTTGTTGGTCTCTGGAATATACCATTAATTGTTAAGAAACTACTACCAGTCGTAAGACCAGTTGTATTCACTCCAGATATAGATGTTCTAAATGTTTGAGCTATACCTGTAAATTCATGAGACACATCATCAAAGATAGCATTAGATGAATAATCTTGTCTTAAAAATACCCTACCACTAAAACTTGATCTTCCACGATCACGATTAGAATCATTCCTTTCATTGACATTAGTTCCTCTAGGTGGATTAGTGAAGAAAATACTATCACCAACTATATTATATCCACCTTTAAATAATCTAACAGTAGAACCATCAGCATGGGTAGTTACTGCAGAACCAACAGATGCTCTTGTAACATCTACCAAATTAAAAGATCCAATATTAGTTATTGGTCCAACACTAGTAGATCCTAAACCAACATTATTAACTCTTACATACTCTTCGTTTATCTTTAAAATATCATCTGTTACTATTGATGTAATTCCAGATAAGGATATTACTGAAGTTGTTATAGAAACTTGACTACTAACATTATTTGCTAAAGTAGTTGTTATAGGAGTGAATGATAATGGAGATTGGATTACATTATTAAGTGTAATTAAAGATTTTTCATTTTTATCAAACATCTCTAATTGATGTCTATTTCCACTTCCTACACTGTTAAAGGTAACGGTAGATCCTCCTCTAGTTGTTGATAATCCAAATACATTAGAATTAGTTGTTCCTGCATCAAGAGATACATAAACTTCACTAGGTAATGGATTTCCATTTGACATCACTAAAGATGAAGAACTAACACCATCTATTGATGATCCAGGTGTGTATATTAATCTTTCATTTCTATTAAAGAAATTATTTTCAATTGTAAATTGACCAGTAACGGTATTAAGACCCACAGATGGATTAAAGGAATTAGCAAATATTAAATTACCATCACTTCTCAATTTAAATGCTCCTACATCTGATCTATCACCATTTAAAGAATTGTATTGTAAAAGAGATAATGATTCTGATGATTTGCCATAATTTAAAACGGGTGGTGTATTAATTAAATCTAAATCAGTGTTAAGAACTTCATTATATGATTGAACTTGTAAATCACCAACTCCTATAAAATCAGAATCAGGATGGAATTTTAAATTAAGATTAGATCCACTAAGTTCTGAAGAAAAAGTTCCTATTCCAAGATCTGTTCCAACAGATATGAAAGGATATTGGGTAATAAAACTATCAGTTCCATCATGAGCAGTTAAAACTTGATGTAAAGCACTAGTTTTACCTATTGAAACTTTAACAATACTCTTAATTGTTGTATCTTTAGATGTAGTAAATCCACATATAGTTCCTGTAGATCCTATACTCACAAATTTAGATTCCAATCTACCTGAATTTTCAGATCCATCAGACTGAGCATCTAACTTAAATCTATATGTCCCAATACCAGATGCAGTTGTACCAAAACCAACAATTTTAGATCTAACTAAAACTTGATTTGATCTATCATTTTCATATTTTAAAGATAAAACTCCAGAATCAATTTCTGATGTAAATGTTCCTATTGAGTTTCCAGTATTACTTTCCAATGAATAATTTGATATGTAAGAATCAGTTCCATCATGTGTTACATAAATTTCTACTATATTATTTTCATTTGCAGTATCATCATTTACTGAAACAGTAGCAAAATAAGATTCTAAAGTATTAATATCAGAAGATATTATAGTTGAAGTGCTAGAAGAAGATACAATAACATTGTTTCCTGTTAAATCAACAAATCCAATAGAAGTTGTTCCAATACCAACTCCAGATATAAATTTATTTTCGAGAATTTTAATATCTAAATCAGTATTAAAAATATCAACTGGATTGAATTTTAAAGTATAATTATCATCATCATCTTTATCTCCAATAATATCTACTAATTTTTCTCCATCATTAATAGAACTTTTTTCAATTGTGTAGATATCTTTATTATCGAAATCAACAGATGTTACTACTTCTGTAACTTGAAGTGTATATGTAGTTTGTGCTATTCCAGTGCTAGGTAAAGGAACTCTAGTTTGTATTAAAAATCTATTAAATGAATCTGTAATTGGTATACTACCATCTGTTCTTGCATTATTGGTAGAATCTGAAAATAAAGTGCTAATATCATCTATTTGTATAGCATTATTCGTGTTACACTCAAAATAATTAGCAAGTTTTTTATTTTGGAAAGTGATAAATTTGGATCTTCTAGGACTTAATAAAATATCAGAGTCTGTTACTAAATCAAAATTATCTATTGCATCAACCCTATTTTCAGATGACAAATCTCTTATAATCGTTGAGGAATCAACAGATACTGTGTTTCCAACTCCAACTGATGAAGAAATACCAACATCAGCAAAGTTTTTAAGACCAGTTGTATGTAATAGTTTGTTTACAGGACTTATTAATGTTTGATAATCAATTGGACTTTGAATAGTATATGATAGATTCTGATAATAATCATTATCTGGTAATACTTGATAATCTTCATTCAATTTTCCAATATCATCAACCCAACCTTTATCCTTTTTAGATGAATAATCTACTAAAAACTCTCCTTTATTTTCAAATAAAGTATTAATTGTAGCTATTGTTCCAGAGAATAAACCTTGTACTTTATCATTAATCTTTAACTCATACTTACCAATAATTTTTACATAATTATTTGATGTTTTATCTAAGGTAAGTCCAACTTTTTCAAATGGTTGATTGTTTCTAGAAACTAAAATACTTTCACCTTCACTAAATGGTGACAAATCTGTAACAACAGTGAATTTTGGATAACTATCAAAATTAATAACAGAACCATAATTCTGAAGAGTTTTAGCTAATCCAGGATTTGATACTAAACCATCTAAATTAATTTCCAATTTAAATGGATTTGGATTAGTTCCTCCAACAATATTAGTTACTGGATAGAATTTAAATTGATTATTTGGTGAGTTAAAAGTATTTCCATATTCATTTTCAACATTTTCAACAAATAAAGTATCACCAACTTTAAATGGTGCGGTAGAGAATCCTAAAATTGGAGTTGCTAATGTGAAAGTTACTAAACCAGTAGCCTCACCTGTAACTATTGTACCACCAATTGCAATATTGGTTATTTGTACTCCATTTGTATTATCTTCAGTAAATATTTCACACTCTCCAATTCCTTTTGGAGTTGATACAATATCAACAGCATTGATTGCTTGAGTTGCTTGACTGAGTTTAGCCTGTAAAGAACCACTGTTTACTATTTCTTTTGACTCAGAATCTACGATTACTAATGTAGGAGGTGTTAGATAATCTTTTCCACCCTCAGATACCTCCACAGATGTAATTTGATCTGAATTTTTTATAGTAATTACAGGAGATATATTCGCTATTGGTTTTAATGTTTTATCCGAAGAATATTCAAATCCAATGTTAATTATTTCTGTATTTTCAATTTGATTGCCTTTAGTTGAATCGGGTATTATTTTAGCATTAGTTCCTTGGGTAGAAGCAACACTCACAAATTTTGGTAATGCTTTATATCCATCTCCACTAAAATTTAGACTTACATCTTCAATAGGTCCTATTTCAGTTTTTGAAGTAGTTGAATATTCTAAAGTATTTGTATTATCAGAAGTATACAGTAAATTTTCTGGTTTATTGGTTAATCTAATATCAAATGTAGTTGTTCCAACTCCAACAATTGAATAGTCGTTATTATATTTACTATCGGTATATGATATTTTAGATCCATTAACAACATCAACATCTGAAGTGCTTATGAACCCTGATTTTTCAACATTATAGAATAAATTTTGTGGATTATTAATTGAATAATTTATTGTCAAAGATGCTGTAGATGTAACTCCAATTGTTCCAGAAGTAGAAACAACATTAGTTGTTGTTGCTCCTGTAGAAACAAAATCATTATCAAAATTTTGATCTTGATATATTTTAAACTCAAAACCAGATAAAGATGAATCTGATATATCAAAAACTAAATTATTGTTCCTTGTAACTGAAATTGGAGGATTAATTAAAGATAGTGTATGTGTTGCACCGATGGACACCAAATTTACAACTTTTGGTGGTATGATCTTGGAATCATATAAAGTTTCTGATAATTTTATTTCATTATCACTAATTTTATAAACAAAATAACTTCCAGTTTCTAATCCACTAGCTACCTCTACGGCATCATAATAAACTTTATCCCCAGTATTTAATTCATGAGAATTTAAAGTTATTGTATTTGTAGTTGTATTAATTCCAGAAGTAAATCCAATTCCATTTATCAACAAACTATCAGTTAAAGAATTATACTTAACTCTAGCAGAAACAGAAGTTCCAATACCAACTGATTGGTTTGGTTTTACATTTAAACTAACAATATCTCCTGCAAGTAAACTATGAGATGTTGTTAAAGTAACTTTTGAATTTATTCTTTCTAAATTTCCAGTTACTTGTGTGAAATTAGATTCAATTGAATAATCAAAATAATTATCCCCATTAGTTCTAAAGAATAATCCATTAGTTGTTGTCAACCCAACTTGAGTTACAATTCCAATATAATCTTTAGATTTATTAATAACGAATACATCTTGACTAGTTCCTGATAATGGCAAACTAAATTGTTGACCCACTGATCCATCTCTAGAAACAGAAATAGCTGATCCTCCAGAACCTCTACTAAAAGTAACTGATTGTCCAGTTTTAAATGGATGATTTGGTAAATATATGCTTTGTGCTGGAATAGATACTTGTCTTGAAGTATCTCCAACAGATACAGTTATTGCTGTAGATATACCAACTGTAGTTGCTACTCCTATAGATTGTCTGGGATTGAAATAAACAATATCATCTACCTTAGAAGTAAATGAGTTGGTTTTAAAGTTAATATCAAAGAAACTAGGAATTAAATTTACTTTCGATGATAGAGTATGTGCCGTTCCAGTTACACCTCTTTTAACTCTTAAAATATTTCTATCATCAAATTTATTAAGAACTAATAGATTTTCAGTTCCTATTCCAATACTACTACCAACAGAAATTATATTTGTTTGATAAACATAAATGTCAGTTACTACACCAGCAGTTGCGTTTGAAGCAAGTTGTTTATATAAAACTGTACTCTCTGTAGTGATACCAGATACTATTTTATTTCCTGATAAAGATATTCCATCTAATGATGAGATATCTGTTGTTAATCCAGATACTTCTAAATTATTTCCGATTGATAATTGATGTGTATTCGGAACAAATACTGAAACTGTGTTTTGATTCTTCCAAACAAAAGTTACATTGTTTAGAGATTCATAAGAAGTATCAATATTGAATATAGATTTACCTTCCAATTTAGAAACAGAAGCACTAACACCACTTCCATCTGTATCAGTATTATCAAAAGTTACATTATCACCAATTTTATAATTGTCTCCAGATTTGATAATATTTAAAGAATCTACTTTACCTTGACTTACAGCAGTAACTTTAGTTAATTGTGTCAGTAATTCGTCAGATTCAATAATAAAATCATTATTAGCAGATTCGTCAGATAATTTATATGGGAAAGTATTTCTAACTAAATCTGAATTATTAAAATCAAATGATTGTGATAGTGTAGATTCAGTATCTAAAGTTTCTGGTAGTGATCTATAGGTGTGTCCTACAAAATAAGGATATTCTGGTTCTTGTGTTATCGTGTTTATACCAACAAAATAAGCATAGACACCATTTGGATATTCAGGAGTTTTACAAAATCTACCATTATGTTCATCTAAATCTGTAGTAGATGATGGAGTATATGAATAATCATCTGCAAAGAATCCATCAGCGAAAGATAGATCTGATCTATTTTCAATTGTAGAATTTAAAGAATAACCTGTTTTTAATATTTTTATAGTAGATGAACTATTCAAAGGATCACTATATCCAAATGGACCATAAATTGGATTTCCATCATATGCCCATCCAATTATGGGAGAGTGATTACCAGGTAATTGACCATATTGACTTTCTCCTATTTGAGTTGAGTATCCAACAACTGAGAATTTTAAACCATCATTAGAAGAAATTAATTTTTGATTAGAGTATTTTGCTTTATAGGGTCTGATTGTTTGAATATTATTTAAATTTAATTTATCAATTGACAGATTAAATACTGCATTTTTTCCTCTTGGAATCACATTTATTCTTGTCTCATCAAAGGTGTAATTAGATCCACCATTTATAATGATAACATTGATAATTTTTAAATATGTTGCTGAATTTTCATCTCTATCAATAACTGCTCTTAGTTTAGCACCTACTCCATCTCCAATAACTTCTAAATCAGGAGTTGAATGATATTCATCACCACCATCTTGAATATTAACAGTAGATATTTCTCCATTAACTATTAAAGCATTCAAAGAAGGAGTTATATTTTTATCAGTTCTTGATGTTCCATTTTTAATATCAACATTAGGTTTATTTTCATAATTAATAATATCTTTACTACCATATTCCATTCCTTTATTGTATAAAGATACATCTAATATTCTTCCTTGAACTACTGGAGTTAAAACAATTTTATCAGATGTAGATACAGAATATAAAGCATCTATAGTTATTTCTATATCAGGATATTTAAACAATTGATATCCAGTTCCTTTAGATTTGAAAGAAACATATTTTTTACTAATAAAATCAGTACTGTCAGTTCCACCAACACCTGCATTTGATAATCTAAAAGTATCATCATCAAGTTTAATGACTTTATACTGATTTGTAGTCGTCAATCCAGATATGAATTGTGGTGTTGTAGATCCTAATCCAACACTTGCTTGATAAGTAATTAACTCACCATCAGAGAATCCATGATTATTGAAAGTAACTGTTGATTTTTGTGTAGATATACCCGTAGATGAATTAGCGTAAACTTTCCTACTTACATATGGTTGACCCGATTGTATAACTCTAACACCAGTTAAATGATTTTTAGCATCCTTTATTCTAAACTTATGAATACCATCCTTTGCAATCTCAGTAAATCCTACAGTGTTTATTCCACTAATATAATCATTCTCACTTTTATAAAGTCTAACTGTTGATAGTCCAATAACCTCTGGCCAATATGGTTGTCCATCTATTAAAGATTCTGAAGATGTTAGATTATTGCCCTTAAAAGTTCCAATTCCTAATTGTGTATTTTTATTTCTATCGTAAATTAGAGCTTGACCACTAACTAAATTATGTGGTTTTATGAAGGTTAAAGTTTCTTCATTAGTATCAATTCCACCACCAAAAGAGGATGTTACTCCACTAAATTCTAAGACTCTATTTCTTTTTGCAACAATTGGTAATAATATTGCTTCTCCACTATTTCCACCAACTATTCTTAACGATTCTACACTTTCTATATCAAATTCCTGCTTATCAACCAGTATTTCTCTTATATCACCACTTATCACAGGACTTGCAAGTGCCTGTGTTGATCCAGAAGAAACTATGTCTATTAAAGGGGGATTAATAACATCATAGTCAGTACCAAATCCAACAGATGAAAAATTACTTATTGAACCATAAAAAATACCATCCTCAGATCTAGCATTCTCAATTTCAACACCATCTTTCAACATTCCTACAGGTCCAGGAATTGTTTTTACATTTTTACCTAAATTTTGCTTAACCTCTATAGGAAATTTTTTTAATATTTTCTGAGAAGTAATCTTTTTGTCATATTGATCGTTTAGAGTAAATGAATGTGCAGTAGTGGTAATTACTGGAACTCCAAATTCAATAAAGGAATTAGCATCAATAAATGCAGGTGATTGATATAATTTTATTTTATTATTTCCAATATTTTGAACATAGTAAATTCCCGTAGATATTCCAACTAAAGAATTACCTTCTGGTTTGTAAAATACTTCATCTCCCGTTACAAAAGGAACATCATCTACAGCAAATGATATAGTCGAATACTTTTTAGTTACTGAATTATAATCTTGTATTGTATCATTTTCAGTTATTGAAGAAATACTAACTCTAGAAATATCTTTACCAATTGTATATGATGGTAATGAACCACTTGCTACATATAAACTTTCATCAGATTCATTATATAAATTTTGAATATCTGATGTTAATACATTATCTCCAAATTGAAGAAGATCAAGACTACTAGATGCTTTTTTAAGATTTCTTCTAATTGAATATAATTTAGTACGATCTAAACCTGTTATTGTGTCTTCTAATACTATATAATTTCCAGATTGACTTATTTGATTAATTTTTGAATCCGCAATAATTTTTCCTAGAGAAAATGGATCACTAGTTTTTTCTAAAAATTCAATACTATCACCTACTTTTAAACTTGATTTATCAATAGTAGAATCTAATATAAACTGACTTTGATTACCTTCAATCCCATCTACGATTTTATAAGTGCTAGAAGTATTATAAATCCAAGAGTTTGCAAATATTTCTTTTTGAGATTTATCTGTAGTTGGATTTTTAATTAATTCTCCAACACTTTTAATATCAATTGTTTCACCTTCTAGTGATAATTTATTATTAGAAGATGGTACAAACTCCTTTAAAACTCCTGATAATCTTAATTCGACTTTTTTTGTTAAATCTCCATTCTCATATCCAAATACTTTATCATCGGCAATAAGATCAGAACCTAAAATTATAGATGTATTAATACCAGAACAATTTAAAAATTGATTTATAGTTTTATCAGTATATGTAATACTCGTATTAACACCAGCAATTACTGTGCCTGTTGCTCCAAAACCAATGGTAGAATCAACTGTTATAACTGATGAACCAATACTTATAGGATTAATTACTTTGGTTTTACCTGTTACATTAAATGTTCCAGTTATAAATTCTTCATCATTATATCCAACAAAAATATCTAAAGTATAATAATCACTTATAGTAGTTAATCCAATTATTCCAGTCAATACTTCAACTTCAGAAATTGAAGCTGTAGTTTGTGAATCAGTTGATCGAGTTATTGTTTGTCCTTGTAAATTTAGAGGATCCCCAGATAATCTTTCTGCTACTATTCTTTCACGTCTTATATATTTTGCAGAGGATGGTTTTACTAAGTATTTTTCAAGATCAATTACTTTTGGAGTTACTCCATATAAAACATTAAATAAAATTCTAAAGGATTCTTCTGTACCTTTTGATTCATAAAATGTTCTTGCCTCTTTTATAAAATTATTTACATCTAAATCTGATATAAAATCAGAATTCTCTAATCCGGGTGTAAAAGTTTTCTTTAACTTTTTATAAAATTCTTGTAAGAATAATGCACTTAGATTATCTACATTAGATCCATTAGCATGAGATGCTGCAGATGAGTCTGAAAAAATTAATTCTGATGGATTATTACTATCTCTATATGATGTTATTCCACTAAATCCACGCTGACAACCAGTAAAAGTATTTGTTGTTATTCCCGTATAACTTATAACTTCACTTCCTATTCTTAATAATCCATACTCATTTGGAAATCCTTTTGTAGTCTTAACTGAAATTGTAGCATCACTAGAAGTAACACTGGATTCTAAGTTTGTTACTCCTTGAATAACTTCTGGAGTTAAGTTATCTAATTTTAAATATTGATCAAGATTATCTACTAAGTCTATAGGACCACCAGTGTACTCCTGAGAAATATAATATTGTTTTAAAAAATCTACAGTTTTTGGACTTTCAGATAATACAAACTCTGGAAGTTGGTTTTCAATTATTTGATGAACTTTAACTCTTTTATCAATACCCGTACTTATCATAATCCTCTTATTAATTCTCCGTTTGTGTAACTTGAAGTAACTTTAAACCCAACACCAGATATCTGATCACCTGATGAAATAGTATCCTTAACCATATTTATCGCACTCTCAGCGATGTTAAATTTTAAATATAAATCCTGAAGTCCTATGATATCATTTGATTCTGGGAATGCTTGAACCTCTATAACATTGTTTGGTTTAATAGTTGATGTTATATTGATAGTTGTTAAATTAATCTCACCTTTTATATAATCAACAGTTCCTGCATTTTCAACAATAACTATTTTTTCACCATCAACAACATCTCTTCTAACAATAGAAATTATTCCTGTTTTCTTATCAGCATTTGGCGTGTCTGAAAAATATACTGTCGATGATACTCCAGAAATTGTAAATCCAGTGCTTTTAATATTTAATCCTTCTGGTTTAACATTGAATTGATTACCAAAACAAAGTTCATATTGTGCAAATTGATTAATAAGAGCATTTAAATTTCTTCTAATTCTTACTCTTGTTATGTTTGAAGTTATAGAATCTTCTATATTATCAATTACACTCAAAACTTTACTATATTTAAATCTACCACCAAATTTATTAATTTCTGTAGACTTAGAGTATTCTGTGAGTCCATTAACAACATTTGTTTTTAATCCATTTATAGTCTTAACTTTTGATGAATTATAATAAATGAAGGATTCTAGTTCTACATGAAGAATCTTAAGATCAACTATTTTTTGATTTATTCCTGTTAGAGAATAATTTTTTAAATCTGATAATATTCTTTCCTTGTCAAAATCTGATACAAATTCACCATTTTGTGGTTTTATTGTAATAAAGACAGTTCCAAACTGAGGTGGATCTATTTCTTCTCCACCAACAACTGATACACTCTCAGTGTTTGGGTAAACTTGTTGTATTATTGCCTCATAATCCCTTGCTGTAACCGCCCTATACTGTGAGGAATACAATCTAGGGGCAAAATACTTAATAGAGTCTACAGACTCTATATTGCCGCCATTAGAGGCACTAGAAGTTACACTTATAGTTGGACTAGATGCTAAATTAGCATTCACTCCAGAAGAACTTTCTACAGTTCCTGCAAAAGAAAATGATGATGGACCATTACCTTCTTTTCCGTCAGTAATAATGTATGATACATCAATAACGTTCCCAGTTGCCAATTTTTTACCAAAATATCCGTCTCCGAAGAGTAATTCATACTTTTCATCCTGTACTTCTTGTAAAAGATACATTTCTGTAGTAGAATCTACCTTTAAAATGTTATCTGCGACCTGATATTCCCTTCCTTCTGATACATCATTGACAGAATCACGAATTCTAACTACAATTGTCGAAGAATCGATATAAGGGTTGTCTAAAATGAACCTTTGGTCTAAAGATCCATCTACAAGGAAGGATTTTTCTAAAAATGTACCCTGATAGATGTTAATATTGTTAAAAGTTGCATTTCTATTTGAGTCTACGGTAGTTACAACACGCTCAGGTATTGAAAATATGAAATTTGAGTCATTTGCACTACCTACACAGACCAATCCTGCCTCTAGATCTAGTGTAGAAGTCAATTGATCGGCAATTGTGACACTAAATGAGACTTCTGCCTTAGCACATGCTCTAGAACGTGGTACATACCCTATATTACGTGCTAGAGACACTACGTTCTCTCTAAGGGTAGCAGAATCCAAGAAGGATTCATTCACCGTCATATTAGAGTTGAATGCTG